GCCAGTTCTACAGTAGTAAGTCTCCTAAAAGTCGGAGGCCTTTAACGACCTCAGACTCTTAAGGACCCTATCTCCTAGGACTGCTCCCACACGAATGATGGTGTGGGAAGCGCGCTCTGAAAAGATTTCGTCGGAGATGGGAAGGGCCATTGTACGTAAGTGCATTGGCCACTCCCCCTTTCCGATGGTATCAATCAGGTACGCTTGCTGGCTTAACCTCATATACTCCTCACTGATTTGTCCAAAGACATTCAGTAAAGGAATAGACGAGGGTAAATCAGCTGCTGCCTCAATTGGAAGATCTACCGTGGAAGTTAGATCAATCACAAGACTCTCAGCCAGAAGGCCGAGAGGCTTACCTTGTGTATGATCTAATGGATTGCTCTCCGCAAATACCGATAATGCGGTGCCAGAGAGGATAGAAACTCCCTGGTACTCTGTCATTACTGGTAAGGGTAATTGGTACTGCCTACAGATGGTGTTTAAGCCATCAGCAGCCGGTACTGTTCCCCTCATCACATCAGTGATGATGTTTGCTAAGAAAGATCGGTCCTTGAACATAGCGCTACGTGTAGCATTATATCCGAGGACATCCTGGTAGAACTTACCAACTATAGTGGGGATCTCTATGGCCAAAGACCAACCCTTCCTAACCTCTGACCTCAGTAAGTCTGTAAGAAGGTAAAACTTCCTACTAGACTCACTGAGGGCAGAAATAGGGAAAGGTGTGATCTCTGACCCCCTAAGAACCAGACGCTTAGCAAACTCAAAGAGTGAGTCTGAGCTATGAGTCTTAAGGTCAGAGACCTGGACACCTAGGGAATTGAGCTCCTTACGGTACGCATGTGCTAGGCGGTCACATCCGATAAGAATGTCATCACCTAACAACACGTACGGTGCAGTAGTCCAATTCATTCCAAGGTCATTGCAACACTTAAATAAAACAAAGTGGTGTGCAATGGCGAAAGTGTTCCATGATGTGTAGGCTCCCATTGGGTTACCGGTTGCGTAATGAACAAGAGAGGTGCTAACCTCCTTTCCATTACGTACCTTGTAATCAAATGGTAAGCCCACCATAATGTAACACCAAGCTTGTACAAATGACTTAGGGAGAAGCCCCTCCAACACTTGACAGATTACCTGTATAGGGAATCGGTCAGTTGCTGCAGTAAGGTCAAGGGAATGGAATCTCTTCCAATCCTTCGCCTTAATTAGGGCTCCTCCTTGGTTAAATGTACAATCCTGTGGAATCTTCCTCAATACTGAAAAGAGATAGAGGTGAAAGGCACGTAGCACTGTTTGGGACCAATAGTCCAAAATAGCAACTACGCGTACCTTAGCCTCCATATCTGGAA